CGGCCTGGGCGACCCGGCCATGCCGCCGCTGGTGCCGGGGATGATCTACTGCCTCGACGCGCACTCGCCGCATCAGGTCGTGGCTGACCCCAGGATGGCCACAGGGCGCCCGCTGTTCAAGGTCCAGGTAGCAGTGGACTTCGACGAGCCGGTGTCTCAGGAGCTAGCCTGGGCGCTCCTGGCGCCACTTCTGGGGACCGAGCCCGGGACGACCGCGGCCGAGGTTGCGAGGACCGCCCCGGCGCCGAGGGTGCGCAAGTCCGGGCAGGCGCCGCCGCCCGCCTCCGCGCCGCTGCCGCTGCCGGAAGCGCGGCCCGAGCTGGCCAGGTGGGGCCTGCGGTGACCGCTGACCTGCTGCCGGTCAAGCTCAGCACCAGGGACGGGATGCGCGACCCCGGGCAGCGCATCTACCTGCGGGAGAACGTCCACGCCGCCGCGCTGCGCCGCATCCGGTTCCTGTTCGACCGCTACGAGGACCGGGTGCTGGTCAACGTCTCCGGGGGCAAGGACTCGACCGTGGTCTTGCACCTGTGCCTACAGGTGGCGGCCGAGCGCGGCGTGCTGCCGCTGCGGGTGATGTGGACCGACCAGGAGGCCGAGTGGGAATCGACGGTCGAGCTGGTGCGCGAGTGGATGTACCGGCCGGACGTTCGGCCGATCTGGCTCCAGGTGCCGATGAAGCTCTACAACGCCTCGACCTCGACGGGTGACCACTGGCTCCACTGCTGGGCACCGGAGGACCGCGACAGGTGGATGCACCCGCAAGACCCGATCGCGATCACCGAAAACGTCTTCGGCACCGACCGCTTCGCACAACTGTTCGGCAAGGTGCTCGCCCACGAGTTCCCGGGGCAGAGCGCGGTGCAGATCGCCGGGGTCAGGTGCGAGGAATCACCGGCCAGGCGCAACGGGCTCACCGCCTACGAGACAGCGTTCGGGGAGACGTGGGGCCGCCGCAACGATGGCGGCCAAGCGACGTTCTATCCCATCTACGACTGGTCCTACACCGACGTGTGGAAGGCGATCCTCGACAACGGGTGGCGGTACTCGACCCTCTATGACCTCCAGTACCAGTACGGGGTGCCGGTGCCCGCGATGCGGGTGTCGAACCTCCACCACGAGACGGCGGTCCACTCGCTGTTCTTCGTGCAGGAGTTCGAGCCCGGCACCTACGCCAGGCTGGCCGCCCGGCTGCCCGGGATCGACATGGCGGGCAAGCTCGGCCGCGAGGATTACTGGGTGCGCGACCTCCCGTTCATGTTCGAGAGCTGGCGCGATTACAGGGATTACCTGCTGGAGCACCTGATCAACCGGGAGGACTGGCGCGAGGGGATGCGCGCCAAGATGGCCCGGCAGGAGCGCTACCCGGCCCTGGCCGCGCTGGGTGACCGGCTGTTCCGCTACCACGTCCGGGCGATCCTGGTCCACGACTGGGAGGGCATCTTGCTCGGCAACTTGCGCACGATGGTGGACAAGGCGCTCCCGAAGTGACCGCCGCCGACCCGTGGGACGACCAGCCGGTGAGCCACGTCCGGTGGGTGCCGGTCGAGCGGGTGCGGGCGAACGCCTACAACCCCAACCAGGTCGCGCCCAACGAGCTGCGGCTGCTGCACGCCTCGATCGCGGCCGATGGCTACACCCAGCCGTGCGTGACGATCTGGGACGCCGACGCCGGGATGTTCGAGATCGTGGACGGCTTCCACCGCTACCTCGTCGGCAAGGACCGGCCCGACATCCGCGAGCGGGTGGCCGGGCACCTGCCGCTGGTGGTGATCGACAAGCCGATAGCCGAGCGGATGGCTTCGACCATCCGGCACAACCGGGCCAGGGGCCGCCACTCGGTCACCGGCATGGCGTCGATCGTGTTCGCGATGCTCGACGGCGGGATGACCGAGGCCGAGGTCTGCGCCCAGCTCGGCATGGAGGCCGACGAGATGATCCGGCTCAAGCACGTCACCGGGTTCGCCAAGCTGTTCGAGGGCGTGGAGTACCGGAGGGCGTGGGAGACGCGGCGCCAGATCCGCATTCGGCAGGACCACGAGCGTGCCGCCGCGCAGGGCTGATGCCGCTCGTCCGGGCCTGCCGTCACCCGTGGTGCCCGAACTACCAGCCGTGCCCGCGCCACCCCGTAGAGCCGTTCGGGGGCCGCGAGGCGATGCCTCCGGGCTGGCCCGAGCTGCGGCTGGCGTGCTTGACTCGCGACCACTGGAGGTGCGTGCTGTGCGGAGCACCGGCAACGGACGCCGACCACATCGTGCCCAGGTCCGAGGGCGGCCCCAACACCCTCGCCAACCTGCGGGCGCTGTGCCACCCGTGCCACCTGCGCGAGACCGGGCGGCGGGCGGGAGCGTAGTCCACCTGATCGGCCCCTGGCCGCTCGGCCCGCGTGGGCACGCGAGCACCGCCTGTACCGAGATCACCCTGCGGTGGACGGCCGACCCCGCCAAGGTGACCTGCCGCCGCTGCCTGCACACCTACCGCTGGCGGGCGCTCGCCCGAAAAGGCGGAAACCGGGGTGCGCTAGAGCGCGGCTGGGGAGCACTCCCCGCGACGAACGCGCATCGGGGTCACCCCCCACCTTTTCGGGGTCTGTGATGGGCGCTCGCGGCCCGACGCCGATGCCGACAAAGCTTCGGCTGCTTCGCGGTGATCATCCTGAGCGTGTGAATCGTGCTGAGCCGCAGCCTGCTGGCTTGCCGGTTGTCAAGCCTGACTACCTGTCCGCTGAGGCTGCCGCCAAGTGGGACGAGCTGGCTCCGCACCTGGAGTCGATGGGCGTGCTGAGCGCGGCGGACGTGGACCTGCTGGCGGCGTACTGCGAGTGCTGGGCTCGGTGGTGCCGGTTGGTGGTGCTCGCGGCCAAGTCGCCTCCGGTGTTCAACAGGGGCGGCGAGGGGGCGGAGGCGGTGCTGGTCAGGAACCCGGTGTGGTCCCAGGTGAGGGACGCAGAGGGGGCGTTGAGGGTACTGGGTAGGGAGTTCGGTTTGACCCCGAGTGCGAGGGCAGGGCTGAGGACGCCAGGCGGTCCCGGTGACCCCGGGGAGCGGTTGCTGACGGGAGGCCGGTAGGTGCGGGTGGCCTGGTGGTGCGGTGTCGCGGTGGTGGTGGTGGCTGGGGTGTGGGTGGCCTGGTCGATCGCGGCTGACCTGATCGCCAGGCCGCGTGATGCGTGGGCGGTGGTGATGTTCGGGGCCGGGTCGCTGGTGGGTGCGGCTTGGGACCGGGGCCGTGGTGGGCGCCGCTGACGTGCCGGTGTGCGGGTTCCGGTTCGATGGCCGGGCCTGCCGGGCGGTGGGTGATCACTGGTGCTGGGCTCGGGCTCGGCATGTGCGGGCGTTCTTCTGCGAGCTGCTGACCCACACCAAGGGGGACTACAACCGCAAGCCGTTCATCCCTGCCGCGTGGCAGTGGCGGCGGGTGCTGAGCCCGTTGTTTGGCCAGGTGGTGTGGGACTGGGAGCTGCGCCGGTACGTCAGGCGCTACCGGACGTTCTACCTGTCGGTGGCGCGGAAGAACGGCAAGACCGAGCTGCTGGCCGGGTGCGTGCTGTATCTGCTGTGCGCGGACGGTGAGGCCGGGGCCGAGGTCTACGGCCTGGCGCTCGACAGCGGGCAGGCCGGGCTCGTGTTCCATGTGGCGCAGCGGATGGTGCGGAACAACCCGGTGCTGGCGGCGCGGCTGGCGGTGGTGCGGTCCATCCAGCGGATCGCGGACGAGCAGACCGGCAGCTTCTACCAGGTGGTGGCTGGGGACGCCGAGGGCAACCTGGGCGAGAACCCGAGCGGGGCCTACATTGACGAGCTGCTCACCCAGCCCGACCGGGAGCTGTACGACGCGGTGCGGACGGGCATGGGCACCAGGGCTCAACCGCTGCTGATGCTGGCGACCACGGCCGAGGCCGACCCGTCCGGCTTCGCGGCCAGTGAGCGGGAGTGGTCCGAGCGGGTGGCCGCGGACCCGGAGCTTGAGCCTGACCGGCTGGTGGTGATCTACCGGGCCAGCGACAAGGCGGACTGGACCAGGCCCGCGACGTGGAAGCAGGCCAACCCGGCGCTAGGCGACTTCCTACAGCTCCGGGTGCTGGCCGCCGAGTGCCGCACTGCGCAGCGGAACCCGGCCGCCGAACGGGCGTTCAGGCAGTACCGGCTCAACCAGCCCGTATCGAGGATCGGCCGCGCCATCGACATGACCGCGTGGGACGACAGCGCGGGGCCGGTGCCCTACGCCAAGCTGCCCGCCCTGCTGGCCGGGCGGGAGTGCTACTGCGGGCTGGACCTGGCCGCCACCCAAGACCTCGCGGCCTACGCCCTGGTGTTCCCGCCTGACGAGGGGGACGCGGCCTACCGGGTGCTGTGGCGCCACTTCACCCCGGCGCGGCGCCTGGCCGAGATCGGCAAGCGGACGGGCGGCATGGCCCCGGTGTGGTCGGCGCGGGGTGAGCTGACCCTGACCGACTCGATCGTCACCGACTACGAGGCGATCAGGGCATCGCTGACCGCCGACCGGGACACCTACCAGATTCGGGAGGTCGCCTTCGACCCGTGGAACGCGGTGCAGCTCGCCGCCGAGCTGGCCGACGACGGGTGGACGATGCTGCCGATGGGCCAGTCTGCGCGGTCCATGTCGGGCGCCACGGCCGAGCTGCTGAGGCTGGTGGCCGCTGGCCTGCTCCACCACGGCGGCGCCGGGATCATGCGGTGGCAGGCTGGCAACGCGGTCACCCGGACGGACGGGTCAGGCAATGTGAAGCTCGACCGGCAAAAGTCCGCGGAGAAGATCGACGGCATTGTGGCGTGCGTGATGGGGCTCGACCGGGCGCTGCGACGGAGCCAGCAGGCCGACGATTACGTGGCTGCCGGGTGGTGACCGAACACTTATTCGATAATCGTGCCATCGAATAAAGGTGCCAATTAGGCCACCGGCCTGCGCCATTGTGGAAACAAGTGTGCCTATGTAACGACATTGGCGGAACGCTCCACCCTTCGGGGGGCGTCCTGGGGCCTGGCACGGCTATTCGGCAGGGAGTCACCCAATGGTTACCCGCTGACTACCGAACACACTGGCGAACGGTCCAGCGGGCCGGTCCCGAGGTCCCGGCCTGGGCTCGGGACCGGCCACCCTGGCAGCGTAGACGGGCTTGGGGATGTGGCCCGGGGGAACGGGGAAGCCTACGATGCCGGGTATGACCGTGCTGGACGACTGGCGGGCTGCGGGCTCGCGCAAGCTCGACTGGCAGGTGCCCCACGCGGCCCGGTTCCTGGCCTACTACGACGGCGACGTGGAAGTGCCCGCGATCCTCGACACCGACGAGCGGCAGGCGTTCCGCAGGCTGCTCGATGAGGCCGGGGCCAACTGGTCGGAGCTGGTGGTCAACGCGGTGGCTGAGCGGCTGGCCGTGACCGGGTTCCGGTTCGGCGCCGCGTCGGAGGCCGCGTGGCTGATGTGGCAGGCGAACGGGATGGATGCCGACGCCGAGCTGGTGCAGACCGATGCCCTGGTGACCGGGGCCTGCCCGGTGCTCGTGCAGCCGGACGACCGCAACCCCACGGGGGTGTCGATCACCGCAGAGTCGCCGCTGGAGGCGTGCGTGCTCTACGAACCGGGGGACCGGCGCCGCCGAGCGGCCGGGTACAAGCGGTTCGTAGACGGCGACCAGCAGGTCACCGACGTAGTGATCACCCCCGACGAGATCGCCACCTGGCACCCGCACGAGGGCCTGCCGGAAGTGCTGCCGAACCCGGCCGGTGTGGTGGGCCTGGTGGAGGTCCGGCCCCAGCCGCGGCTCGTCGGGCCGCCGCGCTCGGAGCTGCTGCCCGTGGTGCCGATACAGGACCGGATCAACACGACGATCTGGAATCGGCTGGTGGCGACCGACTACGGCGCGTTCCGGCAGGTGTGGGCCACTGGCGTGAAGCTGGTCCGGTCGGTGGTCACCGGGGAGGACGGGGCCGAATCGACCAAGGTAGAACGCCCCTACGACATCGGCGCTAATCGCCTGCTGGTCAACGAGCGCCCCGAAGGCCGGTTCGGGGCGTTCCCCGAATCGACGCTCAAGGGCTACCTCGACTCGGTGTCGCAGGACATCGAGATGGTGGCCGCCATCACCCAGACGCCGCCGTACTACTTCCACCAGATGATCAACCTGAGCGCGGACGCCATCAAGGCGGCCGAGGCCGGGCTGGTGTCCAAGGTGGCCCGCCGCGCCCTGCACATCGGGGAGGCGTGGGAGGAAGTGATGCGGATCGCTCTCGCGCTGGTCGGCAACGCCGGGGCCGCCGAGGTTGAGGGCGAGGTCGTGTGGCGCGACTGGGAGACCCGCTCCGAAGGCCAGCGGGTCGATGCCCTGGTGAAGATGGCGACCCTCGGCGTGCCGCGCCGGGTGCTCTGGGAGCGCTGGGGGGCCACCCAGCAGGAGATCGAACGCTGGGAGCAACTGGCCGCAGGAGAGCCCGAGCCCGAGCCCGAGCCGACACCCCAAGGATGACCGATGGGAACACCGCCCGCCCCGCCCAGCCCGCCTGCACCCGAACCGCCGAACCCGGCCCCGCCTGCGCCGCCCGCGCCGCCCGCACCTGGGCCGCCTGCGCCGCCGCCCGATCCTGCCGCCCTGGCCGCCGACGTGGCCCGGCTGACCGCCGCCCTGGAGACGGAGCGCCGCCGCGCCGCCGCCGCCGAAGGCCAGGTGACCAAGCTCAAGAACGCGAGCCTGTCCGACCAGGAGCGGGCCGTGGCCGAGGCCAAGCTGGCAGGCCGCACCGAAGCTCTCCAGGGGGCAGGCGCCAAGCTGGCCGCGGCCGAGTTCCGGGCTGCGGCTGCGGGCAGGCTGGCCGACCCGGCTGCCGCGCTGGAAGTGGTGGACCTGGCCAAGTTCGTCAACGACCAGGGCGAGGTCGATTCGGCCAAGATCACGGGCCTGGTGGACAAGCTGGCCGGGCTCGCGCCGCCGCCCACCCCGGGGTCCGTGCCGGGAGGGCCACGCGGCGGGGCACCGTCCGATGACTTCCTGGGCGCCGGGTTGCGGGGCACCCGGTAGCGGGCGCAGACTGGCCCCGATGCCCTGCGGCGTGATGCGGGGGCAGCCGGTAGCCGAACCCGGTCCCTTAGTGAGGCGGACTGCCAACACCTGGCAGCGTGCGGCGTGATGCGGCGCTAGGCAGGGTGGGAAAGCGGCGCGACCATTCATCCTGCTCGCGCACCCCCGGAAGGGGGCTTTTCCGCTATGCCACTCTCAGACTTTCGCGGGGTAATCCCGCCCGAGCAATCAGCTCAGATCATGCAGGAGGCCACCCGGGCATCGGCCGCGCTGTCGCTGGGCACCCGGCTGCCCATGGGCACCGGGGTTACCCAGATGCCCGTGCCCAAGTCGTTCCCGGCCGCCAAGTTCGTGAACGCCGCCCCGGTGGGGACTGGCGGGCGCAAGGCATACACCGACGTGCGGATGGACAGCGAGGTCGTGACGGCCGAGGACGTGGCCGCTGTGATCGCCATTCCCGATGCGATGGTGGACGACTCCACGATCAACCTGTGGAACTACTGCCGCCCGCTGCTGGCGCAGGCCATCGCCATCGCCATTGACGACGCCGCGTTCTTCGGGGTCGGCCGCCCGCCGACCTGGCCGGTCGGCGGCATCATGAACGCCGCCAACTCCGGGGCCGTGATCGCCCCGACGCTCGATGCGGTGGAAACGATCAACCTCGCCATGGGAGCGGTCGAGGCCCGGGGCCTGGACGTGACCGGCCACGCGGCCGACACCAGCGTCCGGTCGGTGCTGCGCGGTGTGCGTGACGGCAACGGCGCGATGCTGCTGGGCACCACCCAGGCGGACGGCTACGAGCGGCCGAGCATCTACGGGCTGACCGCCGCCTACTCGCAGTTCGGTGACCCGTCCACGGCTGACTTCATCACCGGGGCGTGGAAGTACCTGGTGATGGGCGTCCGGCAAGACATCCGGTTCGACATCAACAAGGCCGGTGTGATCGTGGACAACGCCGGGGTCGTGCAGGTGTCGGGCTGGCAGGACAACGTGACCCCGATGAAGGTCTGGGCGCGGATCGGCTGCGCGATCATCCGCCCGGTCACCCCGCGTGTCCCGGCCGGGGCGATCCCGTTCGCCAAGACCAAGCTGGTCGGCGCGACCTACCCCGACCCCGCCGACAGTGGCAGCACCCGGACCACGGCCAAGAAGTAGCTGACCGTGCCGGGCATCCCGTGGCAGTCGTGGGCGCCGCCTTTGGACCCGCCCACGGCTGGCGGGCTGCCCGTGGACCAGGCTGAGGCCATCGCCGCCGCCTACTGGGCCGACGACCCGCACGAGGCCGCCGCGCTGATGTGGGAGAGCTACGCGGCCGGGCTGCCGCCGACGCCGACCGTGGCGCAGGTGGCCACCGGCAGCCAGTCCGTCAGCTACTCGCCGCCGATCCCGGGCGGCGACTACGGGCTGGCGATCACCCGGGCCAACTGGCACCGCTCCCTGTCCGGGTCGCTGCACACCGCGCCGATGGTGGCGGACAGCCCGGTCGCGGTGCCGCACTGGCTGGAGGCATGGTGAGTCTCCTGCTGCGCCCCGACCAGGTGGCGCTCTACTCCCCGGCTGGTGGTTCCGACGAGCACGGGTGGGAGCTTGCAGGCACCCGCTCAGTGTGGGACGGGCACGGCAACTACCAGCCGGGGCCGGGCTGGTCCGACCCGACCGCCAGGGACGCTGGCGGGCGCGGCCCGCACGCCCCGGCCGGGACCGACACCGGG